CAGGACCCGAGAGCCCACGCGGGAGCGAGACCGAGGGGGGAGGAGTAGATCCCGGGGGCATCTCCGATGCTCATGCTGCCCTCACAGTGGAGGAGTCCCGCGTATAGACGATGTTCCATGTGATGTCGGTGATCACGTACTCACGGGTCGCGCCGGGGCGAGACTCGCTCGACGTGCCCGGGATAACTCGTGCATCCCCGCCGAGGTCTCCGAGGATGGAGCCCCAGACGGCAGCCTCGATGTTCTCGATGTCCCGGAACACCTCTGGCAATCCGCCGAGCGTGCCTGTTCCCTCGACCTCATTCCGGGTCGCAATCTGATGCGACACGCGGGCAATCACAATCGCCTGCTTCCGCATTCGACGCCGAGCATCCGAGCGGTCCTGACCCGTGTCACGAGTCGAGACGGATACCGCAAAGGTGCGGTGCGCCATCGGCTGCGGCGCTTCCTTCGGGGAGAAGATCATCCCGGAATCACTGATGCCGTCCACCGACGATGCGGCGCGACGTACTGAGTCCATGATGTCTGCGAGGGTAGAGGCCATCAGCAGATCCCCCCGCCATACGGCCCACGACGCCACGCGGGGATCTTCGTGGTGTACAGCAGCGGCTGCCCGCTCTGCCCCGTCTCGTCGGGGTCGGTGTTCCCGTCGTCGTCCACGTCGTAGTCGATGCGGAGCTCGTCCCACGCCTTGGCACACTCAGCCTTGTACGCCTCCCAATTCGAGCGGAACTTGCCGCCCGCGCTGCTGCTCCACATATCGCGAAACATCAACTCGAGCCACGTGCATTCGTGGACTTCGAACAGGTCGGAGGCGTCAAGAATGCGATAGGGCTTCCGCGCGTCCTTGAGCAGATGGCGGTTCACCTTGCCCCACGCCTTGTCACCAAAGCCCTGAGTCTCAGCAGGCGTGTACGCCCGCGCGAGGTCGGTGTGGAGCCCGCGGATGTAGTCGGCGGATACGGTCGGGTAGATGTCCTCCCGCACGAGCGCAGCGGGCCGCTCAATGACAATCGTGTCGCCCGCGACAATGAGAGTCCAGACCTCGCGCCAGAAGTCCGAGAACGCCAGCGTGGCCGGGATGGTGGCGCTGAGTAGTTGGTATGTGGCAACGCCGTCAGTCACGGTCACGCCTGCGGCAGACACGATGTCTGCCCCACTCCCGTCCTTGATCGTGACCTCGCCCGAAGTGGGCGCGACCTGTGCCCCATTACGCCGCAGCGGCATCTCCAACGTCTGCGTCCGCGCACGGACGATGAAGTCCGGTCGGTCGAAGTCGGTTGTGTAGAGAGTCCGCTGCGGCATGGGTCAGGCTCCTCAGATACGGGGGTAGGCGACGTGGATGTAATCGACGACCAGCGCCTCAACCTCGGTCCCGGCGTCTCGCTGCATCTCAACGAACACCTGAATCGCGTTCCCGTCTGCATCAGTCAGGTCGCCCGTGCCGACGAGAACGCCGTCCACGTAGAAGCGAACGAGCGAGGCCGACTCGATCCAGATGTTGAGGATGAGGTACGTGTTGTCCACGAGGTCGATCCCCGTGTCGTTGTCGTCGTCGTCCGTGGTCCCGTCGTCGGTCTCCCACAGGATGTTTGCGGAAGCACCCTCCATGCGGAACCAGGCGTTGGTGGTCATGTCGTCGAGGGTCGCGTCTCGCACCGAGCCGATACCACACACGAACCGCTGATCCGCCGACCACGGAATCGCAGCCGCGTTCACCTTCATGCGGCACTCAAACTTGAGCCCGTCGATGACCTCAAATGCGAGGTTGTCGCCGCCGTTGATGCCGAGGTTCTGCGCCTCCGACTGAGCGTCAGTGGTCAGCGTGTACTCGCCTCCGATCGCGTCGTTCACGTAGTCCGTGGTAGGCGAGCCAGCGGCAGAGGTGTCCTGAGCGACGAGCCACGCGGGGAGCGTAGTGCCAGCAGGGGCCACGAAGTCCTCACTGAGGAACACGAAGTCACCCGGCGACAACTGCGCGAGGTGGAACGCGGTGTCCACGGAGTTGAGGCTGGTCGAATTCGTGAGGGCAACGTCGCGGAAGACAGCGGGTCGCTTGATACCGATGGGGCGTGGATCTGATGGGAGTGCCATGATTGCGGACCTTTCGTGGTCGGCCCTTTCGGGCGGCGATTGTGGCGTCGGCTGCTACTCAGCGACCTTCGCGGGGGGCTTCTTCTTGCGGGGAGCGCGCTTGCGCTTCGGCTTTGCGGGGGCCTTCGGCACCTCAGCCTTCGGCTCAGTCACCTTGCGCTCGGGCTCAGGCTCGGAGACGCGACGACCAGCGGCAGGCTTCGGAGGGACGAACCCGGAATGCGGGCGCCCCTCATGGTCGAGCGAGTAGCCGACCCCGCCGCCGTCGGTGTGAACGCGGACGGACACGCCGCCGAGGCCAGGCCCGAAGGTGATCGCGAACGAGCCGTCGTCAGCAGGCTCACCGACCACAGGGTCAGCGTCGGACTCTGACCACGCCTTGCGCCCGGTCGAGTCCTTGTGGCTGTGCGCCGTCTTCGCGCGGGCCTGTCGAATCACTTTGGGGTCGAGATCGCTCATCCGCGCTTCCTCCGGTGTGCTCGTTCGGCGCATTCGCGCGCCTTCTCACGGGAGAACGCGGGATCGTTCCCCGAGTTCGCCAGATGGCCGGTCATCAACTCCATCTTGCGACGGACTTCCGGGTCTTCACCGCTGAAGGATTGGGCGCCTCTGGACTCCCGCTCCTGCATCCTGCGGACAATGCCCGTACCGGGGAGGTTGTTGCTCACTTGCTGGCCTGCTTCCGGGGACGACCCGGCCCGCGCTTCGTGGGAGTCTCGGGCTCAGCGTCCACATCCACAGCAGGGCGCTTCACGCCGTTGAGGATGTCGTGGGCCTCGGTGATGGAACAGCCGTGCTCCATGCCGTACAGGGTCGCCTGGAAGGTGTCCAACTTGCTCCGCACCGCGCCGTTGCTCGGCTCTGCGCCGACACGAGCCACGAGGCGGTCGATGCGCGACTGCTGCTGCTCCAACTTCCCGCGCCGGACCTCTTCGTGCATCGGTGCGACGATCTTCGAGGTCAGCAGGAACCGCTGGAAGTCGTGGAACTCGTCGTCGTTGTGGCGCCGGTAACCCCGGGTCCCCACGATGTTCCACTCCTCGAACATGCCGAAATGAACTTTGTTCCCCGACGTGTTGTCGAGGTCGCGGACGTAGCCGTCGTAACCCTCAGCCTCGAGGCGCGAATCGAAAGGCTCGATGATGGTTCCCGCCTTGCTGCGGATGACCTGAGCCGGTCCGGTCGGGTCGAACCCACCGGGCATGCGCTTGTTGTTCGCGCCGCCGTTGACGCCTGCGACCCACGCCATCTTGCGCAGTGCGGGCAGCCATTCACCAGTCTCTGGGAGCCAGTTCCACGCCTCGGGGAGGGTGAACCAGCGGAAGGGGGGAGAGGGCTTCGCGTCCCGCTTCGGGAGTCGCGTCTCGTTGCCCTGTCCCGGGCGCTGCATCTTTCGACCTTCGATCGCCATGGTCTTGTCTCGCTCGCTCTAGTGCGATTGCGGCGGGCCAGCACAACGCCAACCCGCCGCCCTCGCGGTCTGCTCTATCGGTCGGTGATGATCGCGCAGGCGCGCAGATCCTCGTTCTCGACGACGCCCGTGTAGTAGTTGCCCACCACGTCGGTCAGGCCCGAGGCCGGGTCGCGCTGGAACTCGATCCAGGCGGGGGACCGCTCCGGGACCGTCTCCTTCAGGCTGCCCGCGTTCTTCAGCATTGGGGCGACGTTGCCCTCGACGTACCCGAAGGCACCGAGCGACCACATGCAGCCAGCCGAGTCCGCGCCGCCGTTGGCGGTGGGGACCTGATCGGAGGTCCAGAACTGGACGTTGTTCCACACACCCTTGAACCCGGGGGGCTTCGCGCCCATCATCATCGCCGTGTCAGCCTTGAACTGGTTGGCACCGCCCTCGCCGCGAAGCGAGTTCATGAAGTTGTTGAACTGCTCCGGGTAGAGGGTGACGAAGAACGGGGGCTCGTTGCTCTCGTTCTGAAGCTGGAAGATGGCGTCGTAGATGTCATCCACGCTCAGGTCCACCGTGGTGGTTCCGACCGAGTTCGCGACACTGGAGAACAGCGCGGCGATGAGGCCGGTGCGCCGGATTGTCACCGCGTTGGCGATGTCCTCAGCGACCTTTTGCGGGGTCATCGCCATTCCGGGTGCGCCCGTGCCGACGAAGAGGTCGGTGTAGGTGCGGCGGATGGCCTGCCGTGCGATGGCAGCCTGAACGCTCGACGTTCCGAAGTCAGTCACCGCGACAGCGGCGCCCTCAGCGGGCGCGGTCATCGCGTCGTCAAGGTCGACCTGCGAGATGTTCGTGGTGCTGGACCCGCTTCCGGCGAGGTCGCCAAAGTTGAGCATGCCGACGCTGTACAGGTCGGTCTTGTCAACCAGAAGGGTCCAGAGAAGAGGGTTCGCAACCTCAGCAGCGCGGAGGTCTGCGCCTTCATTCGCGTAATCGATAGCCATGGGATAGGGCTCCTGTGAGTCCCGACCCTTATCGCCCTTAACGGAGGCGTCCCGCTGGCCGGCGGGTGGTGTTCGTTGGCCTCGCTTCGCGCGGGCCGGTGTGGCGCTATCCTAAAACATACACACTGGTGTGTGTCAAATCGTTTCAGGGTGTCAGTTCGTTTTGAAACGCTCGGGGTTCTTCACCGTGTAGCCGTACTTCGCAGCAGCGGCGACAGGATCCCGCTTGAATTCGACAGACACAGGCACGCGCCCGTTGGGTGCTGATCCTGCGCTCGCCGGGTCGCCTCGACCAGCCTGCCGAGAGGGGGCGGCAGGGGCAGGCGCGGGAACTGGAACAGGCTCGCCAGCGACCGGCGCAGGCGACGGGGCAGCAGGCTCAGCAGCGACAGCAGACGGCGTTCCGAAACTGTAGCGGGCAGCCTTGTAGACGGGCGATTCGGTCTGCCCCGCGAGGAACTCAGCGAAGTCGCCGCGCTGGTCTTCGGGCAGTCGCGAGTACTTGCCCGCGAAGAACTCGCGCCCGTCCGCGTCAAGGTGGTGCTTGTCGGCCATGAGGAGCGAACGCTCCGCGGCACTCGTGGCGCCGGTCAACTTCGCTTCCAACTCCGCGACCCGCTGGTTCTGCGTCTCAAGTTGAGCGCCCACGGTCCCGAAGGCCGACACCTTCTCGACCAACCCATCATGGGCAGCCTGAAGCGTGGTGAACTCCTGCTCTCGCAGGGTGTAGCGCGCCTTCTCCTCCGTGACCTGAGCCAGCGCAGCGTCCCGCGCCTCGATGGCCTCGCGCTTCTGGGCGCGTACCTCTGCGATGGTCTTCTCAAGTCCGCTCGTGTGCGTGTCGTCGCTCATGGTGTTCCTCGCTCTGTTCCGTTGATGCGCTCCTGAAGGTGCGCGATAAGGCGCTCCTCAGCGCCCCCGATCTCATTCCAGTCCGCTTCCCACTGCCTCATGATGTCCGTAGCGCCAGCGTTATCCACTCCCTGGACTTGCTGGAGGACCCACTGCGGGGAAGGCTTGCGGCCTCCGAGGTCTGCGGCATTGAGCGTGTCCATCCGCTCCTTTGCCGCCCGGCGCTCCTCTGCGCTCATCGGCAGCCGCGCGTATTCGACGCGGTAGCCTTCCTCGGTCAACCCCGACGTGATGCCGCTGATGTTGCACACCGCCGCGGACTTCTGCATCAGTTCTTCGTCACCGACGCGGAAGTTCGGCGCGACCTCGCGGGAGATTTCCCGAACGGCCTCGTTCTTCACCTCAAGCGCATAGCCGCTCTCAGCAGAGCCGCCCTGAGACCAACTGCCCGAGCTCAATCCGAACAGGCCCGCGGTGCTGCGCTCGAAGGACGCCACCGCGACCTCAAGGCGCTCCGGGTCAACCCCAGCGAGCCACTGCCCCATCTGGGCAGACTCCATCGCGTCCGTCGCGAACTGCATCACCGATGTGGGGTCTGCGGGAACGTAGGTGGCGTTGGAGTACCCCTCGCCGCCTGTGACGCTGCCGCCTCGGAGACGCGCGTTGACGGTCCACCGCTGAGCGAATGACGCGTCCTTGACGCAGTGGACCCAGAAGGACCAAAGCACGGCGACGGTCTTCGTGGCCTCGAGCGCTTCGATGTTGTCCCACGGGTCCAGCAACTTCCCGCTGGCCTCGCGGTGGTACAGCACGTAGGGGATGAACGGCAGTCCCTTGCGCTCCCCTTGCGACCATCGCCACGCGAAGTCCGAGCCCTGATACCCGCCCTCTGGCGCACCCTCAATCACCTCGCTCGTGATGTCGATGTCCTCGGCGTCACCGGGGAGGATGATGCGGTAGTAGGGGTTTTCCGGGTCGTGGATGTTCCAGTCGTCAAGCGTCCACATGCAGACCCGCTTGCCGTCCTTCTCGAACGTGCGCGGGACAGCATGGACCAGGCGCCCCATCCGCATCGGGTCTGTGGCTGACTTCTCGATGTAGACCATGTCCATCGGCACGGATTCGTAGGTCAGGACCGTCTGCCCCTCGCGCTCCACCGTGTCCACAGCCATCAGGCCGTCATTGATGAACATGGTGCGCATCTGATGGCGCTTCCCCATCTGCCAGAGCATGGACGGGCGCACAAGGTCGGTCAGCGTCTCGGCCGCAGCCGCGTCCTCATTGCTGATGGTCGGCTCGCTCTTGTACAGCGCGGAGGTCTGGCGGGTGACGGTGCGCGCGAGGTTGCGCGCCATGGTCGGCTTACCGATGACCTCATCCCGAGGGTCGCCGAAGTGCTGCTGCATCTCGTCAATGAGATAGTCAAGCCAGCGCCCCTCAAGGACCATCCTCCGCTCTAGGGACTGCTGCCGCCTCTGCTCCTCGTCGGAGTCGCCTGGAAGTGGCGGGGAGGTTGACATTGCATTCTGAATGGTATCCACGCGCGGACGTTACACCGACGTTGCGACGTTTTGCAACACTGCTGATTTTGCGCTCATCCCCCGCACCGCCCGCAGTCGCACGGCACATCCCACTCGCCGCGCGCCCGCAGTTCCTCTTCGGTCAGGAACTCGACGGTCGATGGCTCGCCGCGGATGTACTTGCCGATCTCCTGCACAGTCGCGCGCATCGGATGGTTGGCCCACCATGCCTCGGCGTCTGCCTTCAGTTGCTCTGGGGTCTGCTCGCTCACTTCTTCGCCCCTCTCCGCGACTTCGCGCGGGGTGGGTTGACGATCGCTTTCGCGAGGTCTAGCGAGCCGCCCTCAAACTGGCCGCCTTGATGGATGGACTTTCCGAGCAGCAGGGCTGTCCCGTCGCTGATGGTGCGCACGATCGGGAGCGTCCCGTTCTCCCGTAGTCGTGCGTTCACTCTGGCGTGGGGGTCAGTCATTGGTCGGGTCTCCGATTACCCACGGGTAGGGCCCGCCCTGAACAGCCTTCGCGACCTCGGCTGAGTAGAGCGCCCACGCCTCCGGCAGCATGGTCATTGTGACGGGCACGTTGTGCCAGCGGCGACGGCCAGCGCCGGTCTTCATGCTCGCGAGGATGGTCGGCACATCATCAGGCTCAAACACGGTGTAGGCCCTCCCGATTATCTGCACGTTCGGCAGACCCAGCCACGGCACAGCGTCCAACTCCTCAAACGTCAACCACGTGTGCCCGCCGCCGCCGTCGATGTACTGGCGCGTCTCGGGCGGGAGGTCAGGCGGGGTGAGCGCGTTGAAGAGGTCGCCCGGCGTGAGTGCGGGCGCCGTGGCTCCGTCGGCAGTCGAGAACCCGTCGAACATCCCAGAGAAGGACTCGCGCATGGCCTTGTGCGCCGGGGACTCGCCCGGAGTGAATCGGGCCGCCAGGAGTTCGTGGGGGTCAGTCACGGCGAAGACTCCGGGCGACCTGCGTGCCTACGGACCACGCCACCTCGCCAGCGGGGATGTGCTCGGACACCCAGAGTTCAACCCCGTGAAACGTCCCGCGGTTGACGGACTTCACCCGCGCCACTGTGGATGTGATCACATGGCGTCCGGCGACACGCAGCCCAGACCCCTCGCCAATCGCAGGCGGAAAGGCAGCAGCGCACGCCGCCGAAGCGCCCACGGCAAGCACGCTCTTTAGGAAGTCACGTCGTCTCATGGGTCTCGCTCACCCTCTCCTAATCCGCCGAACGTTCCCGCGCTCAGTCTCGAACAGGTCATTCACACCGTACCGGAACATATCCACCGCATCTTTGTTCTCATCCTTCGGCCTGCCGTCCCACCGGTCGCACGAGCGACGCAGCCGAGCCGCGAGAGTCGAGACCCAGAGGCGGTTAGTCGCGAAGGCGTTGTTCAGGTTGATGGTGCCCATCCCGACCGAGCCGGGCCCCTTCATCGCGTTTTGGATGCGGAGCGTGATGCCGGTGAGCGTCTTGAACTCGGCTTCGAACACCTGGTTCATCTTCTTCAGGTGCGACTTACCCGCCGAGTTGGTGTCTCCGAACGCCTCATCAATCGCCCCGAGGCTCAGGCCGTGACGCTCGAGCATCGCGAGCACGCCTTGCGCGTCCGTCAGGAACGACGTGGCCCCGTCCGACACGTACTCATCCAGAGCCCACGCTCGCGCACCCTCGGCGGTCTGGTACGCGATGAGCCCGCACACCTCTTTCTTTTCGAGCTCGCCGTGGTCGAACGAGATGCGCAAGTAGAGGTCGTGCTCTTTGTTGTAGTCGGGGAGCATGTCCCACCGACCCGGAAGGAAGTCGAACACGTTTCCAGGGCCGAACGATGCGAGCGTCCGTGCGGGGGCTGGGCCCTCCCAGTCTGCGTATTGCCGCTGGTTCCGCTCGTGGGCGGGCATGTCCGCAATCTGCTGCGCAATGCTCTCAGGCGACCGGTGGGGCGCGTTGGCTGTCGTCAGGTGGACGATGTGTTGCAGCCACAGCGGCGAGCCGTCAGCGCCGAGCGGGAGCGGTTCGCCGGGCTTGCCTTCGATGATGTACTTGAGCCACACCACGTCACGGGATACGCCGTGGTCGTCAATCGGCGTGAACAACACGAGCACAGGAGCCTGCGCGAACGCAGCGGCCCGCATGATTTCACCCCAGCGGCTCTCGACTGGCGGCTCGTTCACAATCACGAGGTCGGCCATGATTCCGGCCAACGCCTGCCCGTCCTGCGTGCCTGACCGGAAGATGATTTCGTCGCCGTTGTGGTGCTTGTACGCGCGACGGCCCGAGACGGTGAATCCCTTTAGGCGGCTGTACTTCGTATCCGGGTGCCACTTGCTCGGCGGCAGGAACTCGCGCAGGGAGAGGCACACATCGTCCGCGTAGGCATTCGACATATCCGCGACCACGTACAGGATGCGGACCGTCCCATTGGCCGGGCGCTCAAAGCATGCGTCCTCGTCGTCCATGACCAGCGCGCACTTGCACGAGGCTGTTGCCGTCTTGCCCGTCTTGTTTCCGCCTCGCCCCAGTTGCCGACGGTGCAGGCTGTGAATCATCTCCGCTTGCCACGGAGCCGCGCCCCACCGGCCCACAGCCGCAGGCGTCGTGATGAACGCTAGCGCGGGCTCCTCTGCCTTGATGTACGCGAGCACCGCGTCCTGAGTCCCCGCAGCCTCCGCACGCGCGAGCAGCGCAGTCAGGGCGTCACGGTCCTGCGAGCGGACGTGTCCGAGGGCTGCGCCCTTGTGGGCGCCTGCGAGCCATGAGGGGGCGTTCACCCCTCGGATGGCCAGGGCGGCGAAGCAGCCACGGCCCTCAACGCGCGAAGTTCAATTTGATCCAACTCCGACTGGCACGTCACGGCAGAGGCGACCATGAGCGCGGAGCGGCCAGCAGGACTCGCGTCCGCCGGAATCGCAGCCCACGCCTTCGTCATCTTGAGCGTGGCCGCGATGGTGTCTTGAAGAAGCCCCAACGAGGTCGCTGGCTGTCGATCAGTCTTGCCGCTCACCGTCACTCCCCCATCCAGTACCGCAGCCCGCGCCATCGCGCAGCGTCCACCGTGCGGCGCCAGCGCCCGGGGCGGTAGCCGCCCCCGAAGTAGTCGGCAGACAGCAACGAGAACGGGCCCTCAGAATCCAGCAGGGCGAGCATGCTCCGCTCTTCCTCGTCGGCTAGACGCTGACGGGCGTGCGCCATCGCGAGAGCGGCAGCGTGCGACCTGAGCGCGTCCAGGCCGGGCATGGGCTCGGGCGGGGAGTAGGTCAGGGTGTAGTGGCTCATTCGGAGACCCTCAAGACGCCGTGACGGTGAATCTGGCGGCGCGACAGGATGCCCACGCTCGTGTGGAACGAGGAGACAGGGCCCGTAAACTCGCCGTTGTAGACGGACCGAATCAGCGCAGGTTGACCCTTGATTAGCCACGTCTGACCGACGACCACCGGGGGCTGGGGCTCGCCCCGCTTCCGTCGAGTCATGCGCCCGCACAGCACGCCGCACAGGAAGATGAGGGCTCCGATTGCGGCGCTCACGTCTTCCCCTTCTTCGCGTCCGCTCGCCGCTGATGGCGGTTGCGGGCTGGCTGCTCGGGCATGCTCCACTCTGTCACCTCGACAGCGTACCGCTCGCCAGACTTCGGCAGCGCGTCCCACTCGGCCCGAGACAGCCACTCGCCGTTGTGGAGGTGGACGCCGTTGGGGTCGATGGTGAATCGGCCAGCGGCGATGAGCGCCTCCGCGTCTGGCGGGGCGAGCGCTCGCGTCTCTGCGCCTGCTGTTGTTGTGTAGTGGGCCCTGATGTGCGCGCGGAGGAAGTCCATGCGGATTGCGATGTGTTCGGGGGAGTCAGTCATCGGTCAACTCGTGCAGGAACGCCTCTGCCATCTCCGCATCGACGGCCTTCGCTGCCGCCAGAGCAGCGTCCCACCCTCGGCCCGAAGCGTCGAGCGCCGTGACCATCCGAGAGGGTGCCCCGAAGCCGTTGAGGAACATCCGAAGCACCGACCGCTGGTCTTCCTCGGCGGCGGACCTCTCAGTCAGCAGCCGCGCGTGGGAGTCGGCTAGGGCTGTCATCGCATCCGCGAACGCCTCGCCGCGAATGCTATCCACGGAGAGCGGGTCACCGCCCTCAAAGCGAACCAATGCCTCCCGCGCTTCCCGCTCCACCTCATCCGGGGTCTTGTCGCTCACGGCTTGTCTCCGGCGTCCACGGCAGTTCGGAGTTCCTCGATGAGCGGCTCAAGGACCATGACGCCCACGTACTCCAGACCCGGCGACACGACGCCCTCAGTCCCATGCAGTGCAGCGAGCTTGCCCACAGCGCGGGCAATGGCCTCAACCACGCGCAGCTTCTCCGCGTTGATGATGGGCATGATGCCCCGGTCAACGATGCCCTCGACCGCCTCTTGCTCTATCGGTGTCAGTGCCATTACCTGTCTCCGGCGAGGGCGAGCAGGTGCTCAGCGGCGAGGTGGTAGCCGTCGTGCCCCAACTCAACCAGAGAGGCAGCAGCCTCCAGCAGCGCATCGCGGCGGGCGCCATCGTAGTCGCGTTGGGCCTGCGCCCTCTCGCGGTCGCGGGTTCGGTCCATAGCAGCGAGCTCCGTCACGCTGGCATCATGAGCGGCCACCGCCATTCGGACCTGCTCCCGCAGCCGGGTGACCTCGGCGGCAAGCGTCCGCAGCGCAGCCTCTGCCTTCGCGCACGTGTCGGTGAGTCCGGTCACATCGGGCACCCGCCAGACGTGCCGCTTCAGGTCTCCGAACTTCGCCAGCATCTGACCCATCGGGGCCTTGTGG